GATCCAGTTACGGGCCTGGACCGTCTCATTCCAGGTCAGACCGCATGAGTGCGGCTCACCCACTTGGCCTACCGGACGGCGGCGAAGCGCCGCCGTGTGTGAGCTGCGGCCTGCCCGGACGCTGGCGGCCAGCGCCACCCGGTGGCGAGTCCCTGCCCGTGTGCGACGTCGAGTGGCAGCTCGCCGAAGGCCTTACGGCGACCGCGGACACCGTGGCGCTGCGCGATCCGGACCCCACCAGCTGGGCACGCGAGTCCGCGGTCGCCTGGGAGGACGAGCACGAGTCCGGCCTGATGGTCGCCGAGCTGCTGCGCCGCGGTGTGCGCTGGCACCTGCTCCGGTGGATCGATCCGGCCAGCCGGTGGATGTGGTACCAGCAGTTGGCCAAACGGCGGCCGCCGGACGGCACCCGGCGCGCGGTCGAGGGCGGCCAGGTGTGGCTCGACCACTGGGCCGAGGTCGTGGCCGCGCAGGGCTGGCAGGCCCGACGCCAGGAGAAGTGGATGCGCTGGGCGGAGAAGGTCGCCGGCGCGGTCCCCGTCGACGGGGGAGCGCTGACCCGTGACGGCTGCACGCTGCCCGAGCTGGCCGAGCACATCGGCTGCAGCGAGGACTACGTCAGCGACATCACCGCGTGGTGGATCGAGCAGGGCGCGGTGCACGTGCCCGTGCCCGGCACCCGCAAGAAGGCCATGCCCGCACCCTCCGACGAAACCCCGGAGGAGGCCGCCGAGCGAGAAGCACGCGAAGCCGCAGCCGCCGCGCGGGCCGTCGCCCGCACCGAGGCCGCACGCGGCCAGGTGGTCGAGCTCGACGTGTTCCGTGGCAGCGAACCGGTGGCCGTTCCGGAACCTGCGCACGGCTGCCCGTACGTGCGCACCGACGCCAAGACGGGGGAGCGGTGGGTGCACGTCGCCCAGGTCTACGAGCTGCGGCTGCCGGCGCCGTCAGAGGCTTCCGAGCTGCCCGCCGAGGCCTGGGGTGACCGGAAGGTCGTCTCACTCGGGAAGGCCCGTCAACGGCGAGCTCAGGGCCGGCACGGCCGCCTGAGAGCCAAGCACGTCCAGCCCGGTCGCCTGGCGGTCCTACCTGGGCAAACGAAAAAGTCCGGTCCCAACGACCCCCTTGTAGAAAGAGATCGTCCAAGCAGTTCCGGCGCGGTTGTGGAAGAACGAGCGGCTTCGCCGCGCTCATACGACGGCAGCTCGACCCGGTCGAGGGGTCCGAATCAGGCCACCCGGCCGCCGTCACGCGTCGTACGTGCAGCTCAGCGTCTGCTGGGGCGTCTCCAGAAACCCGGTGAAACGCCCGGTGACGAGGGTAAGCGCACGCTGCCGCCGCAGCTGCGCGAGGTGACGGTGGCGTGGCTGGCCCGCCGCATCGCCCGCCACGTGCTGGCCGGCTGGACCGACCGCGAGCTGGTGCGGGCCATCGCCCACGACGGCGGCCGCCACCCGCACTGCTCGCCGAGCGTGCGCAACGCCGCGGCGTTCATCGCCGCGGCGCTGCGCCGGTGGCCGGCCGAGACCCCGTACCGCACCGTCGACGAGCTCGACCGGGCCGAGGCGGTGCGCCAGGCCGTCGACGCCGTCGAGGAGCTCAACGCCGCGAAGGCCCGCGCCCGCGACGCCCGTGCCCGCGGCATCCGCCAGGCCATCGACGAGTGCCCACGCTGCGACACCGACGGCTTCCTCGAGCGCCCGGCCCGCCACGCGGACGGCATCGTCGTCGACCGCTGCGACCACCAGGACCCCGACCCGCTGGCCGAGCTGTCCGCCGAGGACCGGCGCCGCGCGCAGGACGACCTGATCGCCGACACGTTGGAGCGGGCCCGCCTGCACCGCGAGCAACGCCTGGCGGCCGAGGGCAAGCGCCCCGTGCTCAAGCCCCCGAAGCCCACCCCGCCCCGACGCCACCGGCGACGCGAGGGCGGCGCCTGGAACGGCCACGACTTCGACCCCCGCGACCGCTGGCGCTGAGATTCACCCGATTGGCAACTTGGGAAACTTTCGAAACTTGGGCAGGATGCGGGACATGGAACAGATCACGAGCACCCACCTGGTGAACGCTCCGGGGTCGGTGATCGCCCGAGTGCAGGCCGGCACCCGCATCGAGCTGGTCCGCGGCCGCGGCCGCACGCCGGTCGCCCGGCTGATCGCCGTGCACGTCGACGACGCCCAGCAGGCCGCGTACCGGCAGGTCCCGGTTCTGGAAGAGGAGAACCTGGCGCTGCGCCAGATGGTGCGCAGCCTGCTGGCCCGGGTGACCGGCACCCGGCCCGTCTTCGAGATCGCCATGGGCGACGGCGGCGCGCCCGGCCTGCCGATCGCCGAGATCGAGGGCCTGGTCGACCGGGCCCTCTCCGACACCGCTACCCGGAGGTCCTGATGGACAGCGACAGCACCGACCTGACCACGCTGGTCAACAACGGGTTCGCCCACCTGGCCCGCGCCCGCCGCGAAGCGCTCGACCGTGCGGTCCGCGAGGTCGAGAACAGGTTCGAGCACGACCGCCAGGTGTGGCTGTCGCACACGATGGACGGCTACGGCCGCCGCGTCGAGCGCACGCTGCTGCCGCTGATCTGGTCGTTCGACGAGAGCACCAGCACGGTGACCGGCCAGGCCGGCGCCGACTACTCCGACGACGAGGCGGTGAAGGTGGCCGCCGAGTGGGCCCGCGTGTTCGGCATGACGTCCACCCCGCCGGCCGCCCCGGGCACGATGGAGTGGGCCGGCACGATCGGCGGTGTCGACGTGCGGCTGTGGGCCGTCGCCGACCGCGCCGCGCTCTACGAGCCCTTCCTCAGCGGTGACCGGTCGTGAGCCGCGACGAGTCCCAGGAGCAGCGGACCCAGTTCGCGCTCGACGTCCGGGCCGCGGCCGCCGACGTCATGGCCGACCGGGTGCACGCGACGCCGCTGATCATGCACATCGCGCTGCTGCTCGACACGCTGGCGCGCGTGACGGCCGCCGAGGGCGCGCACCTCGACCGGGAGCTGCGCACCCGCACCCATGCCGTGGTCGCGGCGCTGCAGGCCGAGCTGGCGCACCGCAAGACCGGCAGAACCGCCAGGGCCGCCACCACCGGCGACGGTGACGAGGACGAGGGCGGAGCGTTGACCGTGTTCGCCACGACCTACACCGAGATCGCGGCCGGCTACCCGACCCCCGAGGCGATCGCGGACGTCGACCAGGCCGCGCTGGTCCTGGTCCGCTACGTCACCCGCTGCCTGTCGCCGATGGGCGCGCCGCGCCCGTACCCGGTCGACACGCTGGCCCGCACCACCCGGGCGATGGCCGAGCTGGTGCGGGACACGTCCGCCCGCGCGGCCGCGGTGGCCGAGACCGCGCACGGGCACAACGTGCTGCCGGACGGCGTGCCCGGCGCCCTGCGCCCGATCCCCACACGGCCCGACGTCGACGTGGCGGACAAGGTCGCCACGGCCACCCGCTGGCTGGGGTTCGCGGCCGACGAACTGGCCGACCTGGTCGACCCGTTGGACTCGGCCGAGGCCGCGCTGGCCCTGCTCGACCACACCCCTGCCCCATCGGCACCGTGCCGGTCGACCTGAAGAGATCCGGAACGATCAAGCGCCGTAACCTCGTGGCCGGCAGGTCGTTGATCGGGTACGCCGGGAGCCGCGGAGCCTGCCCCACAGGCCGGGCCCGTACATCCCCTGCGGTGGGATGTGCGGGCCCGCTCGTCGCCGGCGCGGTCGCCTGCCCCACGCAAAGGCTACCGACCGGTAACGTCCGGGTGGCCGAACACTTGTTCGTGGTACATCCCTATCGGCATGCGCCGCGCTCACGTTTCACCGTCCGTCGAATCGATATCGATCATCATGCCAATGGCCTAACCTGACGGACGCCAGTTGTCACGCACTGTGCACAAATGCGACTCTCACCCGCGTACAGCACAGGGGAGCGTGACTCAATGCAACATCCTGAGGACAGCGACCCGTGCGCCTACCGAGCCTGTCTCGCGCCCCACGCGGTCGACGCCCGGATCTGCACCACCCATTTGGCCGAGCTGTGTCGGGCCCTCACCCGGATAGTGCGGGTCGAGGACGACCTCGACATCGTGATCAGCAGGCAGGCCAGGCTGAACGACCACGCCGGCGGTGGCCGCCCGGCGGAAAGACCCCTGCCGTTCCACTGGGACGGCAGCGACGCACTCGCAGCGCTGGTCAACACGATGACCACCTGGGCCCGCTCCGTCGCGGCCGACGCCGGCTGGACCCTCGACCTGACCACCGTGGTCGTCCCGGCCCCGCCCAGGCACGGCCGCGCCGCCATGGTCGTGGTCACCCCAGAACCCCGGCCCCACCGCCGGCACCCCATGGCCGGCTCGCCCGTCGACGGCCAGCCGATCGTCGCACCCGGGACCGACGAGGACGGCCGGCCGCTGCCACCCCGCCACCACGACGACCCCGCCCAGCTGCCCTACCGGCCCGGCCCGGCCGCCCAGGCCGCCCAGTGGCTGCTCGACCACCCCAACCGGCTGCACGCGTTCGCCGACCTCGGCACGCTGGCCGAGGAGATCATCTACATCGGCGGCCGCACCCAGCACGTGATCGACCGGGCGCCCACCCGCTGGTACCTCGGGCTGTGCGACCACTGCGAACGGCCGCTCTACTGCCGACCCGAGCTGCCCCGCACGGTGTGCGCCAACCCCGACTGCGTCGACGAGGACGGCCGGCCCTGCGTCTACGACGTCGCCGACCGCCGGGCCTGGCTCATCGAGGCCGCCGCCGACTACATGGTCACCGCGGCCGAAGCCTCCCGCGCCGTGCCGCTGCTGGCCAACGACGCCACGGGCTGGTCCTACTCGACGTTTCGTGATCACCTGGGGCGGTCAATCCCGGCGGATCGGACACACCCGTCCGGTGATGGCCATCCGCGCTACCGACTGGGGGACTGCATCCGATGGGCCGAGGACCGCGCAGCCGCCGCAGCAGCTGCCCACCAAGCGCGCCAGATAGCCGGCTGACGCGCGTTTTCGACGGCGGCTTGACCTGCAGCTGACCTGGCCCGACACTGGGATGCAGACGAGACAGCTGTGCTCAAGCGGCCGTTACGCGAAGCCCCGCACCCACCGGTGCGGGGCTTCGTCGTTTCCGCCCGCACGTAAGCCTGTCCACCACCGTGCGCACGTCCACCCATCAGCCAGCACCAGGACCGCGGACGGCCAGCGCCGCCGGCACGCGCTCCCAACCGCGGTAGCCGCGCGCCCCGCGGTCCTGGTGCCCTCCAACAGGAGTCCGCCCGTGGCCACTGCACCCCTCCCACCGGCCACCACGAGAGCGGCGGTCAGCGTCCGCATCGGCGACCGTGAGGTCACCCTCGGCCGGATGACCGCCCACGGCGACCCCGCCGAGATGGACTCCGCCCAGCTGGGCCACCTGCTGCGCGTCGCGGCCGAGCTCGTCGACGGCGGCCGCCACGACTGGCCCCGCCGGCGCTGGTGCGTCGGCGACCGCGTCCCGCTGCCCGACGCCGCGGCGTACGGCCGCGTGATCCAGATCGACAGCCGCACCAAGGAGTACATCGTCGACGTCGGCACGGCCGGCGTCCGCCGCGTGTGGTGGGGCCTGCTCGACGAACCCCTGCACGACGTCGACCACACGATCTAGCCGCTGGCCGTCCGGCCCACCGAGAGGAGGTGGGCCAGATGATCACGCGAGCGCTCAAACGCAGGATCACGGCCGCCCGCCACGACGAGCAGTGCTGCATCGCCCTGGCCGTCGAGACCATGGCCAGCGAGCCGTACGCGGACGACGACCCCAACACGAAGCGCACCGGCGAGCTGTGCGGATACATGACCCGCGCCGGTGAGGCCCGCGCACGCGTCGACCAGTACCTCGACGAGCTCGGCGCCCGACTCCGGATCGCCACGTCATGAGGGACCTGCCCAGCGTCCGCCGCACCGCGCCCGGCGAATGGACCGTCGTCCGTCCCCGCATCGGCTTCGGCCCACCCGAGACCCACACCGCGTCGACCGCGGCCGCGGCCTGGCGCTGGCTGCGCAACATCGAACGCCCCGGCAGCCACGGCCTCACCGAACGCGCCCGCAACGTCGCCACAGGCGTCGGCAGCATCCCGCGCTGGGAACGGCGCCGCTTCCCCTACCAACCCTGACCGAGGGCGGTGAACGACGTGGCGCTGCGCACCCTGCACATCGAGATCACCCACCCCGACCAGGTCACCGCAGCCCGCGGCACCCTGCTGTTCCAGAGCGACGTTGCGCTGCGCGACAGCTCGGGCAACGTCGTCCACGGGCCGGTCGTCAAGCGCGTGAAGCTGGCCGCAGGCGAAGCGACCGTGCAGCTGCCCCCGTGCGACGACCCCGCCTACAGCCCGTCCGGCTGGACCTACACCGTCACCGTCGACACCGACGCCTGGCAGGACCGGTTCCCGCTGTCGATCCCCTCGGCCGGCAGCGGCACGTTGGAGTTCGCCGACCTGGCCCCGGCCACCGAGCCCACCGCCGTGGCGACCTACTCACTGCTGGGCCACACCCACGACAACGTCTCCGACCACGGCGGGCTGACCGGCCTGGGCGACGACGACCACCCGCACTACTACAACGCCGCGCGCCTGGCCGTCCCGCTGGCGGGCAAAGCGGACCTGGTCGACGGCAAGATCCCCCAGGCCCAACTGCCCGCCGTCGCCCTGCAGGACTACCTCGGATCCGTGGCGTCGCAGGCCGCGATGCTCGCGCTCACCGGCCAGCGCGGTGACTGGTGCTACCGCTCCGACACCGGCACCGACTGGCAGCTCGTCGCCGACACACCGGCGCTGCTGGCCAGCTGGCAGGAACACCACTACCCGGCCAGCCCCGTCCAGTCCGTTCAGGGCCGCACCGGCGCCGTCGTCATCGCCAAGGTCGACCTGGCCCTGGGCAACGTCGACAACACCAGCGACGCCCTGAAACCCGTCTCGGCAGCCACCCAGGCCGCACTGGACGGCAAGGGCAGCAAGCTCGTCGTGGCCCGCGAGTACGTCACCAGCGGCAACATCAACATGCCCAACACCGCCGGCGGCTGGCAGCCGCTGACCGGCATCGAACTGGCCTGCCCGGCCTCGATCGGCGACTACGTCGAGATCGAGGTCGAGGGCATGCGCAACTCGTCGGAGTCCGGCTTCCTGGACCTGGCCGTCATCGTCGGCAGCAGCCTGGTGCACTTCTTCGCCACCGGCACGTCCAGCCCCGCCGTCGAGGGCGACCCCGCCTGGTACCCCGGAACCTCGACGCTGCACTACGCCAGCAAGGCCGGCGGCCGCGACCTGGTCGTCACCTCCGACCACCTCGACGCCGGCGAGCTCCGCGTCGTCGTGGCCTGCAAGAGCATCGGCGGTGGCATCTTCTACGCCAGCACCGACTACCCCTTCTTCTGGCGCATCACGAACAGCGGCCCTGTCACGATCGTCCCCTGATCCACGATGACCACGGTGACGGCCGAAACCGAGGGGGAACCACCGTGAGCTGCATGGCGACCGACTGCGAGTCGAGCGTGGGCCTGGTCAGCTGGGAACGCGTCGCGCGCCCCGAAGAGCTGGAACCCGGGCTGCCGCCGCTGGCACCGGGCGACTCCTACAAGGTCATCGTGCTGGCCTGCGAGGACCACGAGATCCCCGTGGAGCAGCGGACCAGCGTGCACGACGCCGTGTGCACCGCACCGCCCACCTGCGACTGCCCCGTCTCGGCGGCACCATGACCAGGCGTACCTGGTTCGAACGAGCCATCGGCTCGGCCGCGCCCGCCATCCGCCGCGAGATCGCGAACCAGCTCGCGAACCCGGTCGACGAGTACCTGGGCACCTCGGCGTCACCCGACCTGATCACCGAGTCGCTGACCGTCATGGACGGCAACCTGCGCCGCCGGGCCGCGACCCCGCCTTCACGGCGCGGTCCGGAGTGGACCCGCGCCGTGAACCTGGTGCTCGACTACCGGCTGATGCTGATGGCCCACCGCGACCACGGCTGCAGTTTGGTCCACCGGCAAGGGACGAACACACCCCGATGACGTACCTCAACGACCTGGCAGGCGTGGGTGCCGACCGCGTGGACGTCAGCCAGGTCGTCGACGCCGTCCGCGCCTACGACCGGCGGCCCGACCACGGCTGGCGACAGCGAGGCCGCCAGCCGCTCTACCTGCTCGCCCAGAACGCGGCTGAGGCCGAGCGGTTCCGCGACGAGCACAACCTGCCCGCGCGCCTGCTGGTGGTCGTCAACTATCCCCACCAGGTCGACGACCGCGACGTTCTGCACTGGGTGATCACCTACGCCGCCCAGTACCGGCCCGATGCCGCCCGGCTGTTCCAAGCCCTCGGCCACCGCCTGGCCGTGCACATGCAGCAGCACGAGGAGGCACCGTGCCTCTGCGCCTCTGCCTCGGCCGGCCAGGCCATCCACCTTGCGGAGAGCTGACAACCCGATCACGTTGTCCCGGCTGCGCGAGGGATGTCGAGGCTGGCCGTACATACAAGAAGCGCGAGCGGCGCCCGTACAACCGCGCCGAGCTCGAACGCCGCGCGGCCGCGGTCGCCGACTGGATCGCCCGGCGCGGCTACTGGTGTCCGGGCTGGGGCGTGCCCGAGCACCAGTCCACGGACCTGACCGCCGACCACGTGCACGCGGTCGCGGCGGGCGGCGCCGAGGACGGACCGCTCACCGTGCTGTGCAGGGCCTGCAACGGACGCAAGGGAGCACGCAGTGGATGAGCTGGACCGCGAGCCGAGGGCCGAGGCCAAGCGCACGCACGAGACCTACGGCGACCGGATCTACGTGCACAACACGGACTTCGCCGAGGTGCTGACCATCCTGCGTGCCATGCCCGGAGCCCGTGCTGAACGTGAGGGCTGGCCGCTGGTGGAGACCGAGCGTGCCGTGTTCACCGGGCCGCACCTGGTCTGGGTGCCGGGCTCGACCATCACGGTCACCGCCGACCGCCCGCTGGGCCAGGCCCTGCCCCACCAGGTGGGTCGGCAGGTGCGCTACCTCGACCACGTCGACCGCGTCGATCCGCTCGGCGTGGTCGGACCGTGGGCCGCGGCACCCGAGGACGTGGTGGCCAGCGACTGGACCGTGAGCTGGCCGCGCGACACCAGCCCGCGCCGGTCGGGCTGAACCCGGCAGGTGGGTCGCGGACGGTGACCCGAGGTCGCCGAAGGTGTCCGATGGGCACGCAGGGTGACCCCCGGAGGGTGCCCAGCGGGGTCAGCGCTCTGACCTGCGGAAACAGGTAAAACCGCAGGTCAGAGGGGGTGCTACCCCACCCCCCGGTCGAGTCCCGCGCGACCTGGACTTTTGTGACCCCGTTAAGAGGGGGGAAGATTTCTGTACGGGTCCGGGAGTTTCAGACCCCCCGGAAGGATCATGAGTCAACCTCGGCTGGATCACGGAGGGTGACATGGGGGGGATGAGCAACGGGCCGGTGTCGAGCGGCAACGCGCGGCGCCGCAACGCCACGCTGGCCATGATCGATTTGCCCGCCGAGGGCAGGACCACCCCGCCACCGCGGTGGCCGCTCGGGCCGGACGTGAACCTGCGGTCGCGGCTGCAGGTCGCGCTGGCCAGGCTCGAACAGCTCGAAGCCGACCGCGACGAGGGCAAGGACGTCGGCGACCGGCTCGACCGCGCCTACGAGAACGTGCTGACCCTGCAGTACGTCATCGAGCACCAGGCCGAGGCCGAGGCCGAGCTGTGGGCCGAGGTCTGGGCCACCCCGCAAGCCGTGCAGTGGGAGCGGCTGCGCTGGACCCGCACGGTCGCGCAGTACGTGCGCTGGCAGGTCATCGGCGAAGCCGGCGACCTGAAGGCCTCGCAGGAAGCGCGGCACCTCAACGATCGCCTGGGCCTCAACCCGGTGGCCATGCAGCGGCTGCGCTGGACCGTGGTGGTGGACGAGCTGGCCGAGCGGAAGAAGACTTCGGCCGCGACACCCGCGCGCAAGCGGGTCCGAGCGGTGAAGGCGGTTGACCGTGGCGACAACGCAGGATGACGACGGCCCGCTGTGCCACTTCGAAGTCGACGAGTACAGCGAGATCCACCAGCGCGTCGACCCCGCGCTGGCCTACTACGAACCGCCGAACCCCGAGGTCTACCTGACGTTCGACGGCTCGCAGCACGTCGAGGTGTGGGAGCACGTCAAGGGGCAGTTGCGCAGGTCTACACCGGTCCAGGTGCAGTACGAGGCCACCACTCCCGAACCTCCGTCCGGCATCAGTTCTCACTGGACCGACCCGAACGTCAAGCTCACACCGGTGCCGCTCTGGGAGTGGATCGAGTCCTTGCCGGACCCCGCGCCGTTCAAGCTGACCGACTGGCAGCGCCAGCTACTGGAACTGACGTATGCCGCCTTGGTGGCGCAGAACGAGCACACGAGGAAGACATGGCGACACCTCCGGCTGGTCAAGTCCCGGCCAGAGGAGCCGACGCGTACCGAGTGGGAGCACCAGCTCGACGCCGTGCGCGCCGACCACGACGAGCAGCAACACCGGCGGCTGTGGTCCAACCAGGATCTGGGCGTCACGACCAGGGAATGCTGACCACCGCCGGATGTGCCCACGGGCACGTGCCCGGTTCGCAGCGGTGTTCGCGGTTCAGCAGTGACGTGGCGTGGGCTATCGCGTCGTCGTCCGCCGGTTCGTAGGGCCTGCCGTCGAAGGTCATCAGAGCGACGTCCACCGGGCTGCTGATCCTCTGCCTGATCATCTGGCTCACCAGCGCCTGCGCGTCGTCGATCGCCAACTCGACGGTTCCCGGCCGAGTCGCGCGCGAGAAGCTGTCCAGCTCCTCGATCCAGATGATCGCCTTGCGCCACTTGTGCCAGGGCAGTTGCAGCTCAAGCCGCTGCGCCTCGGACTTGTGCACGCACACCAGCGCACGGGACCAGCCTGGGTAGGTGTCGATCAGCTGGCCGTTCAGCAGCCACGCCAGGGCCTGGGTGGTCTTGCCCTCCCGGCGATCGGCCAAGAAGACCCGCGGCCCCGTCGGGCGGTCAGTGATGTCCATCCGGAAAGTGTGCCTCACCCGAGGTCGCAAATCTGAAACTTACGCAGGTCACAGGGGGTGTTCCCTGTGCCCTGGCGTGGTCCGCAAGAGCCCGGCGAGTTCCCGACGCTGGGCTACCTGGTCGCCGACTGGATCGAGGCGCACTGCGTCATCCCGGACGGCGACAAGCTCGGCGAGCCGTACCTGCTCACCGACGAGATGCTGGAACACCTGGTCTGGTGCTACCGGCTGCACCCAGGCGCGCGCGCCGGTGACGGCCCGGACGCGATGTACTACCGCGGCGATCAGCTGGTCCGGCCCCAGAAGTGGGGAAAGGACCCGCTCAACGCCGCACGCGTCTGCGTGCACGCCCTGGGCGACGTGGTGTTCGACGGCTGGGACGCGAACGGCGAACCGGTGGCGCGGCCGCACCCGTCCCCGTGGATCGCCATCGCGGCCTACAACGAGACCCAGACCGACAACACCTACCGCCCGGTGCTCACCATGCTGGAGAACCCGCGGCTGGTGAACACCCCCGGGCTGGACCTCGGCCTGGCCGGCATCAAGCTGCCCGGCGGTGTCGGCTGGATCGACCCCGTGACCAGCAGCGCCAGCGGCAAGCTCGGCGGCCGGTTCACCTACGTGTCGATCACCGAGTCCGGCCTGCTGGTCGGCGACGGCCGCACCGGCGGAGTGACGTTCGGCCGCGTGCTCAAGCGCAACGTCGGCGGCATGGGCGGCATGTGGTCGGAGATCACCAACCCGTGGGATCCGACCGAGCTGTCCCTGGCGCAGCGGACGTTCGAGGCCAAGGCCAAGGACGTCTACATCAACTACCGCAAGCCGCGCCGGCGCGTGGAGCTCAACGACGACGAGGGCCTGATCAGGGAGATCATCTACCTGTACGGCGACAGCGTCCGCGAGCGCGGCGGCTGGGTGTCCGCCAAGCGCATCCGCGCCGACGTCCAGGACAAGAGCATGGGCGAGGCCGAGGTCCGCCGCTTCTTCCTGCAGGAGATCACCGGCGGCACCCGCGACGCGGTCACCCAGGAAGGCTGGGCCGCGCTGGCCCGCAAGCCCGGCACCGACCCGCTGCGCCCCGGCGACGCGGTCGCACTCGGCTTCGACGGCTCGCGCAGCCGCGACGCCACGTCGCTGAAGTTGTGCAGGCTGCGCGACGCCGCGCTGTTCCGGCTGAATATCTGGACACCCGCGAACTACCACGACCACCGGGTGCCGAGGCAGGAAGTGCACCGCGCGGTGACCAACGCGTTCGAGGCGTTCAACGTGCACTTCCTGTTCGCCGACCCCTACCGGTGGCAGGAATACCTGGACATCTGGTCGGGCCTGTTTCCCGGCCGCGTGGTCGAGTTCCCCACCAACATCGAGACCCGCATGGACCAGGCGCTGACCCGGTTCCTGACCGCGTACACCAGCCTGGAGTTCTCGCACGACGACGACCCCGAGGCCAACCAGCACGCGCTCAACGCCGTGTTGGTCAAGGGCAAGCGGAAGCCGCGGCGTGAAGGCGACGAGGCCGGCGTGCCCGAGTTCTACCTGTCGCTGGCGAAGAAACGCCCTGACGACCCGAACTGCCTGATCGACGACTTCGTCGCCGGCGTCCTGGCCCTGCATGCCCGTGGCCACGCCATCGAGAACGGCGCCCTGGTGGTGGAAGCCAGCTACCCGCCCGCGTCGGCCCGCGTCGACCAGGCCACCGAGGAACCCGGCGCGTTCTGGCGCCCGACCCAGCGGCTTTCCGACCTGATCTGACCTGGAGGTCATCACCGTGGCGAAGCTGCGTATCCAACTCGACGTGCCCACGCCCGGCAGCACCGCGGTGTCCAACGTGCTCGGCCTGGTCGGTGTCGTCGTCCTGCCGGTGTCCCTCGGCGGGCTGGTCGGGAACTGGTGGGTCACCGGCCTGGTCGCGTCCGTGCTGCTGCTGGCGATCGCCGCGGTGGCGAACTACAACGGCACCGGCGCCGAGGACGACTCCGCGCCGGCCACCGCGCGCGCCGAGCCTGACGTGTTCGGCCCCACCGGCGACGAGTGGCCGGTCGTGCCCGCCGGTCCCGCGCAGGGTGTGAGGGCTGGCTGATGCGGTCGCTGTTCTTCCCCGACAGGCGGCCGCCGCAGCGCGCACGTGAGGCGAGTCCGGCGCAGGTCGTCAGCACCGGCGCGGCTGGCGCCGGCTACGGCGTCGACCCGGTCGACGGTGACGGCAACTGGCGTCGCGTCGGCAACGGCGGACCGCGCGAGATCCCCTGGTACAGCCGCGAACGCGCCCGCACCTACTCGGTCGCGGCATACCGGTACAACCCGATGGCGAAGGCCATCATCGACACCTACATCGCGTTCTGCGTCGGCGACAAGGGCGTCAGCCTGCAGGGCACCAACCCGGAAGTGCTGCGCGTCGCCGACGAATTCTGGTCCGACCCGGCCAACGCGCTGGCCGCCCGGCAGGAACTGCTGCTGCGCGACGGCATGCTGGCCGGCGAGCAGCTGCTGGAACTGATGGTTGGCCAGCACAGCGGCGTGGTCCGCTACTGCCCGATCGAGTGCGCCAACATCGACGACGTCACGTCCTACCTGGGCAATCCGATGTGGCCGGACCGTGCGATCTTCCGTCGCGGCGGCGCCGAGCTGTCGCTGGGCATCACGCGGGTGGACGACCTCAGCGGTCTGCGCACCGGCGAAGCCCAGTGGTGGGCACCGTGGAAGACCACCGCCACCGACACCAGGTCGCAGCCGTTCCTGGCGACCGTGACCGACTGGCTGGACAGCTACGACACGATCCTGTCCAACCTGATCGACCGCACCGCGCTGGCCCGCTACATCGTGTGGGACGTCGAGGTGCAGGGCACGCAGGACGACGTCGACGCCTACGTGAAGACCCGTGGTGGCAACCGCATCCCGCGCTCGGGCAGCGTCGAGGTCCACAACGACAAGGTCACGTGGACGCCCAAGGTCGCCAACACCGGCGCCTACGAGGACAACGCGGCCAACCGGTCGGTGCTGACGATGGCGGCCGCCGGGTCGGGCCTGTCCCGCCACTGGCTGGCCGATCCGGAGGACGCCAACCGCGCGACCAGCCAGAGCATGGCCGAACCGGTCCGGCGTCGAGTGCAGTCCGTGCAGCGCATGTGGCTGGACCACCAGACCGATCTGGTCCGCTTCGCGGTCGACCAGGCGGTGCGTGTGCACCGGCTGCCGCGCATGGTCGAAGCCGTCGACCCCAGCAACGGTGAGCGCTACCAGGTCCCCGCCGCGCAGTCCGTGCAGACGGTGGGCCCCGAGGTCGCGGCCGCCGATGCGCAGATCGCAGCCCAGGTCCTGCTCAACCTGAGCACCGGTCTGGAGAAGGTCGTGGCGATCGGCGCGATGTCGAAGAAGGGCGCCGGTCTGGCCGCCCGCCGCGCCTGGGAGCAGTTCATGGGCGTGCCCTACGTCGCCGAGCTGGACTCGCCGGACACCGATCCGGACAAGGTCGCCGACCACATCGACAGCAGCAAGCCGCCGGTCGACACCGCGGCCTGATCAACCCCAACCACTCACCCCGGAAGGGGAATCTCGCCATGTCCGAAACCCGTCAGGAATGGGCCGCGCACGCACTCGGGATGCGGAACTCCGAGGTCGTGAACCTGGTCAGCCGCGGTGATGTGCACCTGGCCACGCTGCACGACGGCACACGCGCGGTCCTCGACGACGCCGGCCGTTTCACCTTCGACCCGAGGGCCGTCGACGAGTTCGTCACCGCGGTGCACGACGTCGACGAGAACGAGGGCCAGGCCCCGCCGGCCGGCGACCCCGGCACCGGTGATGAGGTGCCGGACGGTACGGCAGAGGTCGTGCTGGCCTGGGTCGGCGACGACGTCGACCGCGCCCGCCAGGCCCTGGCCGCCGAGGGCGAGCGGGCCAAGCCGCGCGCTGGCGTCACGGCCAAGCTCACCGAGCTGATCACCCCGCAGGCGCCGCCCGCCGGTGATGGCGCGTGACCGCGCCCGCCAGCGAGGCGCTGGTCAACGGCGAACGGTCGTTCAGCGACCGGGGCGAGCTGGTCCGCAAGGCACTGCGCGCGCGGCTGCTGGCCGTCGATCCCGAGACCTACCGCTGGTGCTGGATCGTCGACATGACCGCCACCGACGTGGTCTACGAGGTCGACTCCGACTTCCTGTGGCAGTGCGCCTACGGGATCGACGACGACGGTGTCGTGACCCTCGGCGAACCGGCGCAGGTCGCCCGCACCTACGTGGCGATCGGCTCCCCCGCCGGTGCCCCCGGCACGACGCTGTCGAGCGCCATGGAGAGCGCGCAGCCCGGCGAGCGTGACCACCTGGTGGGCCGCGTCCTGGAAGCCAAGGGCGTCAGCCAGGTCACCGGCGGCCGCGTGTACGCGGTGCGGATCATCAGCGTCGGCGACAGCCTCAACGGCAACCGCTACGGCGAGAGCGTCCTGGCCTCGGCCGCCGGCCTCTACGAAGGAGCCAAGGCCTACAACCGCCACCGCTCCACCGAAGAGCTGAGCAGCGGCACGATCGAGGGCCTGGTCGGTCTCTACCGCGACGTCACCGCCAGCAACCAGGGCCTGGACGCCGAGCTGCACCTGTTCCCGTCGGCGGTCAGCACCGCCGAAGCGCTCGACGCCGCGCTGCAGGCCGAGGCCGCAGGCCTGCCGCCCACCGTGGGCATCAGCCACGACGTGCTCGGCAGCTTCACCTCGGTCACCGAGAACGGCCGCCAGGTCCGCGTGGCCCAGTCCATCACCCACGTCTTTTCCGCCGACGTCGTCAGCGAACCGGCCGCCGGCGGCAAGGCCACGCGCGTGGTCGCCGGCGGCATCCACGTCGACCTCACCACCGCCACCCGGGCGACCGAAACCCAGGAGACCCCCATGACGACCCTGTCCACCGAGGCCGTGCTGGCCGCGCTGAAGGACGCCAAGCCCGACCAGCTCGCCGAGGTGGGCCTGGCGCGCGCCGGCGAAGCCACCACGGTGCCCGAGCAGGACCGCGCTCCCCAGACCGCCGCGCCGGCCGTCCCGTCCTACGCGCGGGAATCGTGGACGGTGCGCACCATGGTCCGCGACCTGGTCACCGCCGCGTCGCTGCCCGGGAAGCTGGTCGAGTCGGTGATCGAGTCCCTGCCCGAGCAGGTCACCGAGGCGCAGGTGACCGCCGCGCTGCGCACCGTGCAGGACACCGCCGCGCTGTTCGAGCGTGCCGACCTGGCGCCGCGCACCGCCGAGACGCAGGTGACCAAGGACCAGCTCGACCGCAAGCGCGAAGCGCTCGACGACATGTTCGACCTGTCCAACGGCAAGGGCTACCCGTCGCTGCGCGAGGCCTTCGCCGACTACACCGGCGCCCGGCCGCGCGACTTCGCCGAGGACTTCAACCGGCGCGTGCTGGCCGAGTCGTTCGTCGGCAACCGCAACCGGGAGTCCCTGGACTCGACGAGCTGGGCGCAGGTCCTGGCCGACGCCCTGGGCAAGCGGCTGGCCGCCGAGTACGCGCGGCCGCAGCTGCAGACCTGGCGGAAGATCGTCTCGGCGACGCCGCGGGTGAACGACTTCCGCGAGCAGAAGATCAGCCGTGTCGGGGGCTACGGGACGCTGCCCGAGGTCGCCGAGGGCGCCCCGTACCAGCCGTTGACGTCGCCCGGCGACGAGGACGCGCGGTACTCGATCACCAAGCGCGGTGGCACCGAGGACCTGACCCTGGAGATGATCGCCAACGACGACCTGCGCGCGCTGGCCGGCATCCCCAGCAAGCTCGGCCGCGCCGCGGCGATCACCCTGTACCGGTTCGTCTGGGACATCCTCCCGAACAACCCGTCGACGTCCTACGACTCGACCGCGCTGTTCCACGCCAACCACGCCAACACCACGGCGGCCGCGCTGTCCGCGTCCGGCCTCACCACGGTGCGCGGCAAGATGCGCAAGCAGGCCGCGTTTGGCCACAGCACCGACGTGCTGTCGCTGGTGCCCAAGCTGCTGGTCGTGCCGACCGAACTCGAGGACATGGCCAAGCGGCTGTGCCGGTCCGGCGTCGCGGTCCCGTCCAGCGGCGAGTCCTCCGACATGCCCAACCTGCACGAGGGCATGGACTACGAGGTCATCGACTACTGGACCGACGCCAACGACTGGTTCCTGTTCGCCGACCCCGGCATGTGCCCCACCATCGAGGTGGGCTTCTACCAGGGCCGCGAAGAGCCCGAGCTGTTCAGCCAGGCCGACCCGAACGTCGGCAGCATGCACGACGCGGACAAGATCACGTGGAAGATCCGCCACATCTACGGCTCGGTGGTCGTCGAGCACCGCGGCATGCAGCGCGGCACCGCCTGATCCCCACCCAGTAGCGCGACGAGCAGCCCGCCACCGGTCACCGGTGGTGGGCTGCCCGCGCGTCCCTACTCAGCAGAGGAGAGGGCACGTGCCCACCATCAACGAAATCCGCGGTGACCACGTCTTCGAGATCGCCGTGCTCGGCCAGGCCACCGCCGGAACCGCCGACGAGTGGTCGGGCTTCAAGGTCCCCTACGACGCGGAGATCGTCGCCGCGAAGTGGATCCCGGCGGCCGCGGTCACCGCGGACGGGACCAACTACGCGACCCTGAACCTGCGCAACCGCGGGGCCGCGGCCGCCGGTACGACCCTGCCCGCGTCCCGCAGCTACATCGCGACCAACAGCGCCGCGTTCGTGTCCGAGGACATGACGCTGTCCGCGGACGTCGACGTCAGCGCCGGTGACGTGCTCACCGTCAGCAAGGTCAACACCGGTACCGGCCTGGCCATCCCGGACGGTGTGGTGCAGGTCCACCTGCGGTGGCGGTAATGGGTGCGCCCATGGTGGCGGTCGCCCTGACCGGATCCGACCAGGTCGTGCGCGCAAGCCACACGACCTACGGCGGCTACACCATCCGGGAGACCGCGGGTGCCGTCGCGACCGTGCGGATCTACGACAACGCCAGCGCCGCCAGCGGAACCCTGCTCGGCACCATCGCGCTGCTCGCCAACGAGAGCCGCGACGTGCAGTACCCGGCCGGCGTCCGGGCCGCGAACGGCGTCTTCGTCGACGTCGTCGCCGGCACCGTCGAAGGGTCCGTCTGGATCGCCTGAAACCACCAGGGGCGCGGCCACCGTGCCCCGGTCCGCGCCCCTGGTTCCTTCATTTCCGAACACCCTGGGGGTCAGGATGGCACTCACCCGCGTGGCCCGCACCGCCAAGGGCCTGCTGGAACACGTCTTCTACGACCTCGACGGGGAAACTCCGATCGCCGCGACCGGTGACGTCACCGTGGCCGTGGTCGACGCGAACGGCCTCACTGTCGCCAGCGGCACGGCGACCCCCGGCGGCACCGGCGCCTACACCTGGACGCTGCCCGCGCAGGCCCAGCTCTGCGACCTCACCGTCAGCTGGACCGCCGTACTCGACGGGACCACCGTGGTCGAGCTGGACCAAGTCGAGGTGGTCGGAGGGTTCTACTTCAGCCTGGCCGCAGGCCGAGACCAGGACACGTCGTTGGCCAACGCCAACAAGTACACGACCGCGGACCTGCACACCACGCGCACCGAGGTGGAGCAGGAGTGCGAGGAGATCTGCGCCCAGGCGTTCGTCCCGCGCTATCGGCGAGTGGTGCTCGACGGCACCGGCACCAAGGAGATCCTGCTGCCGGACCCGAACGTGCGCACCATCCGCGCCGTGCGGATGGCCGACCGCGCCGACCGGACGTTCACCGCCCTGACCACCGCGCAGCTGGCCGCTCTGTCCGAACGCGGCGACCGGGTCCTGCGCCGTCTGGACGGCAACATCTGGACCGAGGGCTACGGCAACATCGTCGTCGAGTACGAGCACGGCCTGAACGCGCCGCCCACCGACCTGGTCCGCGCCGCCAAGCTGCGCCTGCGCACCCGGCTGAACCTGGAACGCTCCGGCGTCCCCGACCGCGCGACATCCTTCCAGGCCACGGCCGGTGGCAACTTCAGGTTGGCCATGCCGGGCAAGTACCAGACCGGCATCCCCGAGGTCGACGCGGTCTACAAGCGCTACTCGCTGCGCGCGGACGAAGACGAGGACGGCGGCGCCGCCAGCCGAACCCTGCACTTCGACCCCCAGCGCTACTCGCTCTGGCACGGAGGTGAACGCTGATGGCCGGAACCAACGTGGTCCGGATCAAGCAGGCACTGATCGCGTTCCTGCGCGCATCCGACGAGCTCACCGCACGGCCCGAGTTGGAGATCGACTACTCGCCCCGCACCCGGCACCTGCCCCGGGAGTACCTGTACCTGGGCAACTCCCGGTTCGACCACAGCCGCACCGGCCACAAGGGCGGCGCCGCGCGCCAGCCGCGGTCCGAGGTAGCGAACGTCGACCTGCACATCGAGGCGTGGATGCCCGGTGCCACCCAGGAAGAGATGGACGACGCCGCCACCGAGATCGGCGTGGTCGTCGAGCACCTGCTGGCCGAGAACTTCAACCTCGCCACCGAGGGCACCGCATTGGCCGGCCTGCAGTTCGGCGGTGTCGAAGGCGGCGAACTGACCCCGGTCACCGGCGACACCGGCACCGGCGCACTGCTGAGTTACCGGCTGTCGTTCACGTCCCGCCTGTCCTGACCCTGTCCCCCAGCCCCCACCGGTGCGCCGGGTCCGGGGGCTGATCGTCATGCCCAGGAGGGCACCAATGGCCAAGATCCGCTCCCCGTTCGACGAGCCGGTCCGGGTGCCCTGGCTGGGCGACCGTGTGGTCGAGCCCGACCAGGTTGTCCCCTGCCCCGACAAGTACGTCGCCAACTTCGTCGCGGCCGGCTGGCACGTGGTCGACCCGCCCGCCGAGGCCGTCGCCGACCCGCCGGCCGTCGTCACGGACCCGCCCGCCGTCGAGCAGCCCGCGCGCCGCCGCGCCGGGCGCACCACCCAGGAGGGATGACCATGGCCGGATCCGGCCTGTCAGGGTCGCTCGGCGCCGCCGTCGAGACGACCTTCGGCACCTACGTCTCACCGTCCCGCCACTTCGAGGTGGCCGGCAAAATCGGCCTGAAGAAGGTCAAGAACATCAAGACCAGCACGGGCCTGGCCGCCGGCCGGCAGGTGCCGCTGGCCAGCCGCCGCAAGGTGATCACCAAGGCGGGCGGCGGGAACTTCCCGATCGAGGTGGCGAGCAAGGGTTTCGGCCTGCTGCTCAACCAGCTCATCGGCGGCACGGTGACTCCGGTCCAGCAGGCCGCCACCTCGGCGTACCTGCAGACCCACGAGCTGACCTCGACCCGGGACATCGCCGGGAAGTTCCTCACGCTGCAGGCCGGTGTCCCCGACGCCGGTGGCACCGTGCGCCCGTACTCCTTCCTGGGCTCGAAGGTCACCGCGATGGAGTTCTCGTGCGGGATCGACGAGTTCCTGACCGCGGCGATCGACGTCGACAGCCGTGACGTCACCGAGGCCGAGACCCTGGCCGCGCCCAGCTACTCGACGACCGCCGAGCCGTTCCACTTCGCCCAGGGCACGGTGAAGCTCGGCGCCACGGTCGGTGCCGCGGCCGCGATCCAGGGCGTGCGGAAGGTGTCGTTCAAGATCGAGCGCAAGATGGACACCGGCCGGTTCTTCTACGGCAACGCCGGCCTGAAGTCCGAGCCGCTGCTCAACGACTTCGCCGGCCTGTCCGGCACGATCGAGGCCGACTACATCACCAAGGCCGACCTGGCCGACCGGTTCGCGGCCGACACCCAGTTCGCGCTGGTGTGGGAGTTCGTCGGCGACCTGATCGAGGACACCTACTTCGACACGTTCCGGGTGACGCTGCCCGCCTGCTTCCTCGACGACGAGACGCCCCAGGTCGACGGCCCGGACCTGGTCAAGAGCCCGTACAAGTTCACGGTGCTCAACGACGGCACGAACGCGCCGGTCAAGATCGAGTACATCAGCACCGACACCGCCCTCTGACCGGCCGGAGGTACCGCCGGTGGCCTTCCAACTGGTCAAGGTCGAGGGCACCGACAAGCTGCAGGAAGCCGCGGCGCGGCTGAAGCAGGCCGGTCGGGTGGACCTGCAGCGCGGGCTGATCAAGGCCATCCGCACGTCCAGCGCCGAAGCGGTCGACGACCTGCGCGGCGAGGTCCGCGGCCTGGACATCGATGGGCAACCGCTGGACGGACTGTCCGAACGCGCCCGGACGGCCAAGAAGAAAGACGAGGTGGATGAGGACGGCAACCCGCTGCCTCCCGCCAGTCGTGGCAGCGGCGCCCGCGCCCGCGTCGAACACCAGCTGGCGCGGTCCAGCAACCGGGACAAGGCCTACGCCCGTGTGAAATTGCGCTCGGGCCTGCGTGAGGCGACCGCCCGCGCGACCAGCCCGACCATCAAGGTCGGTGGCGCGTCGGTACGGGTCCGCATCCGCGTGGCCCGCAACCAGCTGCCCGCCGACCAGTGGCGCCTGCCGAAGCACCTCAACAAGGGCGTCTGGCGGCACCCGGTGTTCGGCAACCGCGAGGTCTGGGTGGCCCAGACGACCATCCCACCCGGCTGGTTCGACCGGACCCTGGCCGAACACGGACCCCAGATCCGCACCGAGATCGACCGCGAGATCGACCACGTCATGGCGCAACTCTGAAGGGGCACAACATGATCCGCTTCACCATCCCACCGAAGGCGATCCCCTCGGGCATGCCCGGTTTCGGCGAGGGCCTGGTCCTGGACTTCGACGACGGCCGCATGATGCTGTCCGAGGCCCGCATTCTGGAGAAGAACACCGGTGCCCGGATCTCCGAGATCCACCGGGAGTTCCTTGCCGGCGGCGAGCTCGGCATCTCCGCGTACGTGTGGCTGGCGCTGGTGCGCAACGACCTGCGTGTGAAGTACTCGGAGCTGGACTTCGACATGGCCAAGGTCGTGTGCACGCGGGTCGACGACCCGCCCGCCGACGAGGACCAGGCCGACGACGTCGACGCCGTGCCCGACGGTGAGGTCCCTCCTACCACGGCGGCCGCGTAGAGCCCTGGCTCGACGACGACGTTGCCGCCTACGAGTGGCTGATCGCCCACGTGCTGCACATCGCGCCGTGGGACCTGGCCGACCGCTGCACGCTCGCGCAGTGGTACCGCGCCAGGAAGTACCTCGAGGTCCTGGCTGAGCAGTCGGCGGCCGCGGCCGCCGAGTAGACCGACAACCCCCACCAGCGGGAGGTGATCCCGTGGCGGGCGACTCGTTGGTCTACACCCTGCTGGGAATCAACAAGCTGTCCAAGCCGGTGAACGAAGCCGGCGAGGACCTCGACAAGCTCGGGTCGAAGTTGGACAGCTTCGGCAAGGCTGGTGCGAAGTCCCTCGGGCTGGTGACGGCCGCCGGTGTCGGGTCCGGTGTGGCGGTCGGTGGCGCGGTCGCCGGGCTGGCCGTGCTGTTCGCGGCGATCACCGGCCTGCTGGTGGCCAACAACGCCATCGTCGCCGACTCGTTCAGCCAGCTCGGCGAGCAGGTGTCCACGCAGCTGGTGGCTGCGGCCGCACCGGTGGCCCCGTACTACGCGCAAGTGGCTACGGAACTGGGCCGTACCGCAAACCAGCTCAACCCGCTGCTGACCCGGGCGTTCGTCGGCAGCGCACCGCACGTGCTCACCCTGACCCGCGGTGTGTCGCTGTTCGCGCTCAACGCGATGCCGGGCTTCACGCGCAGCATCGAGCGCGCCGGCCCAGCCATGTTGGGGTTTCAGGACCTGCTCGACGACACCGGCCACGGGTTGGGCGGCTTCTTCGACACGCTGTCGCAGGGCAGCGCGGCCAGCGGCACGGTGCTGAGCGGCTTCGGGCAGATCGTGCGGATGCTGCTGCCGGCGATCGGCTCCCTGCTCACGCAGCTGGCCACCGTGGCGGCCGCGAACATGGACCAGATCGTGGCCGCGGTCGGCAACCTGATCGGCATCTTCCAGATGTTCAGCGGCGGAGCGCTCCCGATCTTCACCGGTGCGCTGACGCTGGCACTCGCCGTGCTCGACGGCGTCGCCCAGATGCTCGGCCCCTGGTCGGGCCTGCTCGGCGCGGTAGTCGCCGGCGTCCTGGCGCTGAACCTGGCGTTCCGGGCCACCGGCGCGATCCGCGGAGTCGTGTCCAGCGTGGACACTGCGATCTCGTCGATGGCCACCCGGATGCGCGAGGCCGACACCGCCGGTGCCGGCTTCGGCAAGCGGGTCGGTGGCCTGGTCGGCATGCTCGGCGGACCGCTGGGCCTGGTCATCGGCGCGGTCACCATCGGCCTGGGCCTGCTGGGTGCCGCGCAGGCCTCGACCGCGGAGGAGACCGCGGCCCACACCACCTACGTCGACGCGCTGACCGAGTCCCTGCGCGAGTCCGCCGGCGTCATCGACTCCAACGCGCGCTCGACCGCAGCCCGCAACCAGGACGTCAAGGCAGCGATCGACGCAGCCAAGCAGTTCGGCATCTCGCAGTCCGACGTCGTCGACGCCGTGCTCGGCCAGGGCAGCGCGCTCGACGACCTGCGCCCGAAGCTGCAGGCCATCATCGACGCCAGCAAGGAGTACGCGACCACCGAGGCCGACCCGAACAACCTCTCGTGGACCGGCACCTACACCGGCCAGGGCCAGGCCGCGGTCGACCTGCTCAACAAGATCAACGGCCTGAACCAGGGCACCAGCGAGGCGCAGCAGGCGAGCACCGACTTCGGGGCGTCGATGCAGTCGACCACCCGATCCATGATGGAGACCACCGAGGCCGGCGCCGCGGTCGCGGCCGCCGTGACGGTGCTGAAGGAGACGTCCAGCGACGCAGAAAGCCGGATGCGTGCGCTCAAGGACATCATGGACGCCCTGGCCGGCCAGTCGCTGAACGCGGCCGATGCCGAGGCCGACCTGAATGCCCAGCTCATCCAGCTCGGCGAGCTGTCCGGGACCGGCACCGACCGCCTGCAGGGCTGGGGCAACGCGCTCGTCGACGCCAACGGCAAGATCGACACGATGCTGCCCAACGGGCAGCGGCTGTACTCGACGCTGCGCCAGGTCCGCGACGACTCGATCGCCTCGGCCCAGGCCACCCACGACCTGGCCGTCGCCCAAGGCGACACGATGCCGGTGGCGCTGGACAAGGCTCGCGCGGTGATGCAGCGGGCACGCGACGAGGTCGTCGAGACCGGCGTGGCCATGGGCATGAGCCGTGAGCGCGCCGAGGCGCTGGCCAACCAGATGGGTCTGCTGCCCGACCAGGTGTCGATCGCGATCAACACCCCGTTCATGTCGCAGACCCAGCAAGAGCTCACGGTGCTGAAGTCGCGGGTGGACCAGGTGCCGGGCCAGAAGTCGATCCTGGTCGAATCGCTCTCGGAAGACGCGCGTCGCAAGCTCGTCGACCTCGGCTACACCGTGACCACCCTGCCCAACGGCCAAGTGCGGATCGAGAGCAACACCGATCCGGCATGGTCCAAGCTGCGCGAGTTCACCAACACCCGCAGCACCAAGTACGTCGACATCGTCACCGTCAACAGGGGTGGTGGCGGAGGGCAGCAGTACAACTACCACGGCAACATCCTGAAATTCGCCACCGGCGGCATGCTCGGCCGGATGACCCCGTTCGCTGGCGGCATCGCCGACGTGTTCGGGCCGAACACCTGGCGCATCACCGGCGACCGGCCCGACGTGCCCGAGTCCTACATCCCGTGGAACCGGGCGCCCCGGTCCATGTCGATCCTCGAAACGACCGCCCGCGCGATGGGCCGTCAGCTCATGCCACCGGGTGGCACGCCGGTGACGCCGGTGTACCTGCCCGGCGGTGGTGGCGGCGGGTCGATGACGGTGATCTTCAACATCTCCGGCGCCAGCTCGCCGATCGCCACCGCGCAGGAAGTCCGGCGCGCGCTGCTGGAACTGCGCCGTGACCTCGGCGGCGCGTCCCTGTCCCTCTGACCAGAACAGGGAGGTGACCGGCCGGTGCCCATCGCCACGATCGTCGAGGTCGCGTTCGCCACCGAACCGCTGGATCCCGATCCGGAGTGGACCGACATCACCCGCTGGGTGCGCGTCGACGACCTGATCAGGATCCAGCGGGGCGCCGCGGACGAACTGGCGGAGATCCCCGCGGGGATGCTCACCCTGAACCTGGACAACTCCGACGGCCGGTTCACCCCCGGCCTGGCGTCGAGCCCGTACCACCCGAACGTGCTGAAGCACCGGCGCATCCGGGTACGCCAGGTCCACGTGCACACCAACTGGATCACCAACGCGACGTTCGAGGTCAACACCGCCGACTGGTTCCTGTTCGGCTCGAACCTGCCGTCGAGGACCGTGTCCGCCACCCACGCGCACTCGGGCACCAACGGGTGCCGCATCACGTGGGCGACCGGCGGCACCGCGAACGGGATGCAGACCACGGTGCTGGGACTGCAGGTCGGCGAGACCTACACCGCCAGCGCGTGGGTGTGGGTGTCGGTCGGTGTGCCTGCGGTCCGGCTGGGCATCGCCGGCGGCACCACCGGCAGCCCGTCGACCGGCACCGGCGCCTGGGAACGCATCAGCCACACATGGGTCGCCACCGACACCAGCCACCAGGTGCAGATCACACCGGACGCCGCGACCACCAGTGGCCAGCAGGTGTGGATCGACGACGTCATGGTCGAACTCGGCACCACGCCCGGCACGTTCGACTCCACCGCGCCGCTGGTCTCGCCCCGGTACAACGGCTTCGTGAACCGGTGGCCGGTGGGCTGGCCCGGCGGTGGGCGGGTCGCCCACACCCCGATCACCTGCACGGACGTGTTCAAGCAGCTGGCCCGCACCCCGCTGCGGTCGCTACTCGAAGAAGAAGTCCTCTTCGACGAGCCGCTGGCCTACTACCCACTGGCCGAACCGGCCGGCTCGACCTCTGCCGGCGACCTGTCCGGCACGGTCGGCGGACCGCTGACCCTCGCCACGGCCGGTGCGGGTGGCGACCTGGTGTTCGCGGCCGCGACCGGCCCGGCCGCGACCGGCCTGAGCGCACCCGTGTTCACCCCGCTGTCGTCCACCTCCGGCCAGTACCTGAGCGCCGATGTCGGCACGGACTTCGAGGCCGAGTCCAGCAGCCTGGTCATCCACGTGTCGGCCTGGTTCTCCACCACCACGTCCGGCCGATCGCTGCTCGCCCTACGGTCCGAGCTGTCGGAGTACAGCCTGGACATGCGCCTGCAAACCGGCACCGGCCGGCTGCAGATCCTGTTCGGCCACCGCGACAGCAGCGGTGGCCCGACCACGACAACCGTCACCTGGACCACCGCGGACCTCTCCGATGGCGACTTGCACCACGTCACCTACAGCGAGAGCACCGGCACCGTCTACATCGACGGTGTCTCCCAGGGCGTCCAGTCCCGCCCGTTCATGTTCCTGCTCCGCCGGCTGTCGGTCGGATCCGCCTTCGGCGCGAACCAGTGGGCGGGCAGCGTGTCCCACGTGTCCGTCCACGTCGGCGGACACTCCGCCACGCGGGTCACCGCCCAGTACAACGCCGGCAGCGCCGGGTTCGCGGGCGAAACCGCGGACGACCGCATCGCCCGCATCGCCGGGTACGCCGGTGTCGACGTCCTGACCGAGGGCACGGTCTTCGATCCCATCGCCAGCCAGGGCAGCGGCAACAAGACCGCCCTGGCCATGGCGCAGGAAGTCGCGGCCAGCGAGTCCGGCCGGCTGTTCGCCGACCGCGAGGACGGACTGGTCTACCAGGCCCGAGACCTGCGCTACGGCAGCACCAGCGCCCTCACCCTCGACGCAGCCGACTGCGAACAGCCGGTCTACGCCGACGACGACCAGTTCCTGGTCAACCGCATCGACGCCAGCAGACCGAACGGCGCGACCGTGCGCGTAGAAGACGTCGCCTCGCAGGCAAAGTACTTCGTCTACGCCAAGCCGCCCCTGCTGCTGCTCAAGACCAGCGACGCCGCAGTCGTCGATGCCGCCCAGTGGATCGTCAACCGCTACAGCGACCCACAGCCACGCATCCAGTCCATCGAGGTCGAGGGCGCCACCCTCGGCACCACCACCTACCGCGCGCTGCTCGACCTGGACATCAGCGACGTCTTCACCCTCACCGGCCTGCCCAGCCAGGCACCCGCGTCCAGCGCCCTGCTCGTGGCCGAGGGCTACCAGGAAATCATCGGGCCCGAGCACCACACCTGGACGTTCACCACCTCCCCCGCCGTGGTCGACCAGGTCTGGCAGCTCGACTCGGCGACGCACTCCCAGCTCGACGAGACCACGCGGCTGGCCTACTGACCCCCACATCGCCCCAGGAGGAACGGCATGGCGGTACCCACCCCACGCACCTGGTCCGCGGGCGAGACCGTGACCGCAGCGCTGCTCAACACCGAGCTGCGTGACGCGCTGCTGTGGCTGCTCACCCCACCGTACCTGCACGTCTACCAGACCGCCGTGCAGATCATCGCCACCTCGACCGTCACCGCCTTGACGTTCCCCGGCGAGCTGGTCGACACCATCAGCGGCCACTCGACCAGCGTCAACACATCCCGCTACACGCCCAACGTGGCCGGCAAGTACCTGTGCCTGGGCCACGCGGCCTACGACGCCAGCACCGGCGAGCGCTACGCCCAGTTCCGCAAGAACGGCACCGCGGTCACCGGCAGCGGCTACGCCGGCTACGACGCGTTCGCCTCGGGCTTCGCGCACAACTCCGCGCTGGCCATCGCCACCATCGACGTCAACGGCAGCACCGACTACATCGAGCTGTGGACCGCCCAGAACTCCGGTGCGTCGGTGGGCACCGACTCGGGCGCACCCAGCTTCATGATCTGCCAGCGCGTCAGCTCCTAAAGCCGCCAGTTCCCAAGTCCATTCACGACCTCAGCAAAGGGGGTCCTGGATGGACCCGTCCACCGCGAATCAGCTGGGCCGCATCGAGGGCAAGCTCGACCAGATCGTCGACCGGATCACCGAGCAGGGCCAGGAGATCGCCCGGCACGACGTGCGGATCCAGCACGTCGAGAGCCACGTCGAGAAGCTGCAGGCCGCCGAGGTCGTCGAGCAGCGCCAGGGCGTCAGCTTCCGAGCGACCCTCACCGTTGCCGCAGTCACCGTGTTGTCGAGCGGCGGCATCTCGTTCCTGGTCAACGTCTTCAATCGCTGACACGAAAGGGTCTGCCATGGCCGAAGTCCTCGACTACTCAGCCGGACTGCCCGGCGCCGCCGCCATCAAGCGCGCCGGTTACATCGGCGCGATCCGCTACATCGGACTGGCCGGCTACACCAAGAACACCACGCAGGCCGAGCTCGACGACTTCACGCGGCACGGCCTCGGCATGGCGCTGGTGTTCGAGTGGCACGCCGAGGACTGGCGCGGCGGCTACAACGCTGGCGCCCGCTACTACCGGCAGGCCCGCGCGCACGCCGACCAGATCGGCTTTCCCGCCCACCGCCCGATCTACATGGCGGTGGACCAGGACGTCGTCAGCCCGGCCGAGTTCGCTGCGGCACTCGACTACCTGCGCGGCGCCCGCGACGCCGCTGGCGGCCGGCCCGAGTTGATCGGCGTGTACGGCGAACACGACGTGGTCCGGGCGGCCGCGGCCTGGCGCGGTTCGAGCGGCGATCGACTTTGCGACTGGTTCTGGCAGTGCCGCGCGTGGTCCGGAACACCACCGCGACTGTTCCCGGGACGCCACCTCTACCAGCACGCCGGCTACGTCACCGTCGGCGGCATCCAGTGCGACTACAACGACGTGCTCCGACCCGACTGGGGCCAACACCTGGAGAACGACATGCAACAGGACGAGCGCAAGGCGCTGTTCCGTCTCCTGGAGATCCTGGAGAACGCGAACGAGGGCGCCACCGCCGACACCGGCTTGCCCAACATCGCGGCCTGGTACCGCGACACCTACGACCGGACGCGGTCGATGCACGGCGGCAAGTACAAGGCGTGGCGTTCGGGTGCGCCCGACGGTGACTTGGACTGGGTCACCGAGAAGACGGCCGCGGCGCTGGCACCCGTCCTCGACGCCATCAAGGCCGGCGGCACGGGCGGGGCGATGGACTACGAGCGGCTGGTTGCTGCACAGGCCGCGTCGCCCGAGTGGATGCGTGCCCTCGGTGAGGCGATCGCCACCGCGAACGACCGGCGTGTCCGCGACGGTGACGTCAACACCGGCCCGGTCAGCTGACGAATTCCGCCTGCCCCGCACCCCCACGTCACCCCCACAACGGACAGAGGGAGAACCCCTTGCTGGACCTGCTCATCTCGACCCTGCGCACCAAGATCCCCTACCTGTGGGGACTGATCGTGTCCTGGCTGACCGCCAAGGGTGTGCTCACCGAGGCAGCCGCGGCCGCGCTCACCGGCGACACCGCGGCGGCCGCGCTCGTGGGCGCCGTGCTGCTCGTAATCACCACGGCCACCTACGTGGTGGTGCGCCTGGTCGAGATCAACCTGCCGAAGATCCTGGGCAAGTTCCTGCCGGCGGACACCGTTGCCACGGTGGTCAAGTACGTGATCCGAGTGCTACTCGGTTCCTCGCAGTCGCCGACGTACACCGGGTCGACCTTCCCGCCCACCCGCGTGACGTGATTCGCGAAACGCGAATCACGAGCTGAACACCCGACAGGGCCCGACGTGCTGTTCGCCAGCAGCACGTCGGGCCCCTTCCGTCTATCGCTCTCCGCGCTCTGTCGTTTCAGTGCAGCCCGAAAGGAACCTCGTCATGGCCAAGGTCGGACGTCCCCGCGCCGCCACCGCGGCCAACATCGACAGCGCGACCAAGAACGAAGTCGCCAAGCTGCTGTCGTGCTCGGTGCGACACGTCGAGCGGCTGATCGACCGCGGCGACCTCGAAGCGTGGAAATCCGGGCGCGCGGTCCGGATCTGGTTCCGCTCGGTGCAGGCCTACCAAGAGGCCAACCGCGTCAGCTGAGCGTCACGGATGATCTTGCGCCGGGTCAGACGCCCGGTACCCAGGGCTTACCGGTGTCCAGGTCGATGAAGGCCCTGCCGCGCTCCGCCTGCGCGTAGCACCAGCCGAATTCCATCACCGCCCAGAAGGCGTGATCTTGGTAGACGTTGAACATCCGGCCCGCGCCGTCTGCCGTCTCCAACTCCCAGGTGTGTTCGTCCACAGTCGAAGGATGGGGCATCCCGACTGGGGCCGACTGGGTGACCCTCGGGGCGACTCCCGCATTTCTGCGTAGTAGGTCTGGCTGGTGCCCGATAACATGCCTTATCGGGCACCAGGATCAGCCGGTGCGAAGATCACTTAGAAGGGCTTTCCGTGCAAACCCAGACCCCCGCTCCCCCGGACCCCGCCGGGTTGGTCTTCACGGTGCCGCCCGAGGCGGTCACTTCCGACGACCCCCGGTACACCACCCACCTCGTCGACGAGTTGGTGCAGGCATGAGCGTCCAGATCGGCAACACCGGGATGACCAGCACCATCACGCGCCACCGCGCCGAACTGGACGCGGAGCAGCCCGGCCTGTGGCGGGTGTCGTGGTTGTCCGACCTGGTCGACCGCAACCGCGCGATCACCGCTCTGCTGGTGGCCGAGCACGTAGAGGCGGGTGCCGACAACCCGGACCACCCCGACTGGCACCTGGTCGAGTCGTTCGCCGACGAGCTGGGCCTGAATGCGCACGAGCTGGTCGCGCGGGTCAACGAACCTGTGCGGACCCCGCCTGTTGCCGAGCCCACTCCCCCGGCGGCCGAGCGGCCCGTCGCCACGCTGGCCACCGTCGAGGGCCGGGCCGCCGACGAGGCGGCCGGCACCGCCGACGCCGCGCACGGTGCCGGCCGCCTGAACCGGGTCATCGAGCTCGTGCGCGACACGCTGAACCCGCCCGCCGAGAAGTTCGACGCGCTCGACGCCCGCGAGTTGATCAGCGCCGTTGGGGCACAGGTGGCGAGGAACCGCCGCGGCGAGCTGGCCGACCACGAGTTGATCGGCGAAGTGGCGTCACGGCTGTTGCCGTTCGGCGACGACGACCAGCGGGCCAAGGGCCTGGCCGGGCTCGCCGGCCTGGCGGCCGAGGTGGTGCAGGCGTGCACCGCCGACGCCGCGTTCTACGCCTACCAGCGAGGCCTCGCCGACGGGCGGGCCCGACTCGCCGCAGAGAGCCGGGTCGACCGGGACCCGGCCGCCGCCGACGAGTGGGTCGGGCTCGACGAGCTGACCAGGCGGGCCGACGCGGAGCCCCACGCCGGTGACGTCGACCCGACCCGGGCCGCAGTGACGGGGTACCTCGACCAGACGCCGACCATGAAGCAGCCCGACGTGCTCGGCGACATCCTGGCGCGCGATCACGTGCTGGTCGCCGAGCGCGCCGAGCGCGACACCGACGAAGACGAGTGGAAATTCTGCGGTCTGATCCGTGGCGTGCCCGCCGATGTGTTCGACCGGCTCGATGCCGGTGACGCGGAGATGGTCGACGCGATCGTGCGAGCCGCGACCGGCGAAGTGCTCAAGGAGTACGAGGTTCTGCACGTGACCCTGCACGACCCGGCTGGCGCCCGGATCGGCACCCGCGAGGTCGACCAGTGGGTCACCGGCAATCCGGGCACGGTGCAGGCATGAGCACGCGCATCGACGAGCGCGAGATGACCAGCAGCCGGACCAGCCACCGTGCCGTGGTGGTCGAGGGCGCCGACCAGTACGACAAGGGCGCCTGGCGGGTGTCCTGGCTGGACGGTGTCGCTCTCGACCGCGACCAGGCGATCACGGCCATGACCCTGGTCGAGTACGTGGGCTTCGGCGTCACCTCAGCGGACCACCCGAAGTGGCCGTTCGTGAAGACATGGGCGGCCGAGCTGGGCCTGGGCCCCGCCGAGGTCGTGGAGCTGATCCTGACCAAGACCGGCGATGGCCAGGTCGACGGTGCTCCGGCGGTGCAGGCATGAACACCGACAAGCCGGTCCCCGGTCTCTTCGGCGCAGGTGTCAGCAAGATCGAGGAAACCGACTTCCCCGCGCTCGTCCGCCACATCACCCACGCTGACGAGGCCCGCTTCACCGGCGAGCTTGCCCTCGCCGCTGCCCTGATCAAGGCGGGCGCCGACACCGGGTTCGACCTCGAGGGCCGCCGGAGAAGCCAGCAGAGGGCGAGCATAGTCAAGCTCCTGGAGAGCATCGTCGACCACGGCGACCTCACACCGCCGGAGGTGCGCGAGTACGCCGGGTGGCTGGCCGTGCGGACCCTCGCCCAGCTGGAAGACCTCGGGTACGGCGAGGCCTGCGTCTACGCCCTGACCCGGGCACTGCTCCCCCCGGACGTGTACACCAGCCACGCTGTCCGCGGCACACTCCTCGAACGCGACGGCATCCCGTGCGTGCTGTTCGACCGGTACGTCTTCAAGCCCAACGGCCCCAGCGGTCCCGACCCCGTGCGGTTCCTGCAGTCCCCCGCCGGTTGGGAGTGGACGCTGGAACCCATCGACCATAGGCAAGAGGCGGACCTGGCCAGCGTCCGCACCGGTGACGTGAAGTGGAAGCCGCTGGACGTCGGCTCCCGTCCGACCGTTCCGGCGTTCGTCGACGCCACACTCCCCCTCGTCGTCGGCTTCCCGCGCACTTCCGCTGAAAGGGCGGTTCAGGCATGAGCTACGTGATCCCCACCGGCACCCAGGACGCTCCGGAGCTGGCCGCGCGGCTGGCCGCGCTGTGGGCACCGGCCCCGCCGAACGGCGCCGTCGTCCGCGACGAGTACGACCACGACCAGTGCACCGGCGCCGACGACTGCTCGTGCTCGTGGCACATGCACCAGCACCACGTGCGCACCGCCCGCTGCCAGCGGACCGACTGCGCCAGGCCGACCCGTTACCGGCTGCGCATGTGGAAGCCGAACGGCACCACCACCTTGCAGGCCGGCGAGCTGGGCCGCGGCGAGAACCCCGACGAGTGGCTGACGTTCAGCGAGGAGCCCTGGTACCTCACCGGATCCGAGCGCTACGCCTGCGACCGGGACCACGCCTACGAACTGGCCGAGCTGCTGCGGCTGCGCTACGCCACCCCGGACGACGACGAGGCCACCCGGTGGCGCGTGCTGATCGAGCCGCACCGGTACGAGCCTGACGGCTACGACCTGGCCGGCACCGGCATGGTGTGGCTGCAGACGCTGGGCACCACCATCCAGTACGGGGTGCGCCAGCTGGTCGACCTGGTCAACCCGTACGCGGTCCATCCCCACCGCGATGCCGCCTACGTGCTCGACCACGTCCGCCGCTCGGCCGCCGAGCTGGCCGTCGAGCTGGCCCGACTGGACACCAGGCCTGTGCCCCAGGCCCGCTACACCGACGCCATCCCGGCCGAGGTCAACGCGGTGCGCACCGCACCGGACGGCCCGATCGTCCGGCGTCGTGTGCCGACCGGCCCGACCTCGGGCTGGTTCACGCTCACCACCCACGTGTCCTACGAGTCCGACGACGAACTGCTGGCCGCGTACCCCGGCGGCCTGTACGAGCTCGGCCGGTCCGAGCTGGTCCTGCCGGACGACACGGAGGAACAGCCGTGAGCCGACGCCGCTACCGTCACCCGCTCAGCCGGAGCGGCTTCGACACCGTGATGTTCGTGCTGCCGTTCGTGGTCGTCGCCGTGCTGGTCACTCTGGCCCTGACCGGGAACCTGGGATGACCACCGAGCACGAAGTACTCGACGGCGAGCTGGTCGACGAGCGGCCCGGCCTGCCGGCGATCCCGGCCGGCCGCGCCGTCGACCGCCTCGACGACCGGGCCCGCCGACGCCGGGATGCGGCCATGCCGATCAACACCAAGCGCGCGTACGCGCGCCTGGTGTACGGCCGGATCGTCAAGGTGTCCGAGGACGGAAAGACGATCGACGCCGGCCCGGCCGGCCCGGTCAGCACCGGCCAGGCCGGCATCGACTGGGCCGACATGGCGTGGGTGCCGTGGTGCCGGGAGACCGGGCGCCCGTCCGGCCTCGACGGTGTACCGGCATCCGAGGAATCGCTGGGGCAGTGGGTGTCCGAGCTGGCGGACCTACGCGTCGGAGCGCCGCAGATCGAGCAGGCGATCTACGCCGTGCGCCGGCTGCACCGCGACAACAAGATGCCCGGCCAGCCGCAGACCGACACGGCCCTGGCGATCCTGCGCACCTACCGCAGGGACGAAGGCGGCGCGCGGCCGGTCGACCGGGCCAAGCCCTTGGAGACGCGATCGCTGCGGCAGATGCTCAACGCGATGCCGACCGGCCCGGACGGACAGCTCTCCCCCATCGGCGTGCGCGACGCCTTCGTGCTCGTGGCCGGGGTCAAGGCGATGTTGCGCCGCTCCGAGCTGTTGGCCCTGCGGATCGAGCACACGCGGGTCGGTGACCGCGGCGTCGAGTTGTGGCTGCCCGCGTCCAAGACGGACAAGGACGCCAAGGGCGCGAAGATCGTCATTCCCCGTGACGACGCGGGCGACCCGAAGTGGGACGTCACCACGCTGCTGGCGGCCTGGCTGCGGCTGCTCGCCGAGCAGGGCATCACCACGGGACCGCTGGTGCGGTCGGTGAACCGGCACGGCCGTATCGGTGGCCCGTTGAACTCCGGCGCCAAGGACATCGACCGCCTGGTCAAGCGCGCCGCCGTGCGCGCGGGCTTGGATCCGGACGGCTGGAAGGGCCACAGCATGCGGTCCGGCGGTGCGTCCGCCGCACACGCGGGTGGCGCCTCCTACGGCGCGATCCAGCGCCAGGGCCGCTGGTTGAGCCTGGCCCAGGTCATGGTCTACATCCGCGATGCCGAGCAGTGGACCGGCAACGCAGCCTCCCGAATCCACCTGTAACTGACCGGTTTCTGTCCACTTTTCCGCGTACCCGCGCGGGAGAATCGATCACAACCCCCCCGAAAGGAACCGTCATGACCGCTGTTCTGGACCGCACCCCGGCCACGTGTCCGCCCGTCAGCAACGGACCGGGCTGTCCCCGGACCGCCCCGACCACCACCACCACGGCGCCGCGTGCCGATGGGTGCGCGCTCACCGGCGGGAACTGCCCCGGCGACCAGGCGACGATCGACACCTGCGACGCCTGCTGAGTCCAACCGCGACGGGAGGGCCCGACCACCGGCGTGCGGTGGTCGGGCCCTCGCCCTGTTCTACCCGACGGAAGCCCAGTCGCACGACGAGGGCCCGGCCACCTGTTGGCAGCCGGGC